CCTGCGGTCCGACATCATCTCCGACTACGATCCTGTCAGCCAATCGGTCGTGATCGGGCCGCGGCTGATTCCGAAGCTCAATAAGCTGCACGAAGTCGGCGGGAGCGTGTCGCTGTGGTTCACCCCCGGCTCGGTCGTGCCGAAGCGGGCACCGAAGAAGTTCGCCGGGGCTGTCTTCGGCACACTGTCGAACGAGCCGAAGGGTGTCCGCGAGTTCGTCGAGTACCGCCGCGGCCGGCGTTTCATCTGGGGCGAGAGCTTTTTTTGGGGCCGCCGACGGGTGAAGGGCCGCCGGTACATGGCGCAAGGGCTGCGGAACTCCTCCGACAAGATTCCGGAGGCGTTCCGCGACTTCATTTCCGGCCCGGCGGCGAGCGGCCAGAAGCAGCTCAAGCTCTTCTGACCCGCCACACCCCCTCCGGGGTTGCCGCCTTACCGCCGACGATAGAGCCACACCCCACGCGGAGGCTCTCGCATGGCCGGCGAAACGATCGTTCTCGGGAAGAATGTCACGTACACGGGCATCTCGAACGTGAGCGAAGGGTCGATCACGACCACGTTCACCGAGATCGACAAGACGAAGGCCGGCGACACCGAGCGGACCATCCTCCGCGGTTGGGCCGAGCAGACGCTCGAGGTGACGTGCATCGACTCGCCCGGCGTCAATGAGGGCAGCGTCGTGACCGTCACCGCGTCCGGAGCGAACGGCCACAACCTCTCCTCGATCAAGTTCCTCGTGACGAGCGTCTCCACGAGCGAACCGCTCGACGACAAGATCACGTACTCCGTCTCCTGCACCCGTGGCGTCCAGTAAGGAGCAACCGACATGGCAGTGACTCTCGGCCGCGACGGCGGCACGCCCACCGGAGCCAACGGCGCAACCGGCGTCATTTCTGTGACGTGGAACCGGGAGGCGACGGCAATCGACGTGTCCCACCGCGGGCTCGTCAACGCCAGCGGCATTTCCTACAAGGCCGCGACGGGCGGATTCATCACCCGCACCGCCGAGATCGAGTGCCTCGACGCTACGGCCGTCATGACCTCGCTTGCGTCGGCCGGCACGGGCTACATCGTCACGAACGTCTCCGAGAATCGGCCGCTCGACGGGGCGGTGACGTTCACGCTCACCGCCAAAAAGACCTCCTGACCATGAGGGGGCGGCATGGCGATCTCCCTCGGGCGTGACGCTGGGCTGACGTGGGACGGCGTGGCCGTGCCCGGCGTCCGTGATGTCACCGTGAGCTACGCCGCGGTCACCCGTGAGTTCCAGCCGTTCGGCAGCCGGACGATCGTGTCGTACCACACGGGGTACAGCGTCTCGCTCACCGTCGAAACAATCGACGACGCCGCGGCATCGACCGCCGTCGCGGCGAGCCTTGCCGGCACGGAGATCGCAGTCGTGGCCGGCGGGCACACGTTTACGGCGGTCGTCGTGAGCGTCTCGGATGCCATGCCGCTCGATGAAAAGCGGGCGTTTGCCATTCAGATGCAGAAGACATCCGCGGGGCTTCGATCATGAGAGAGTTTCGGGACGACCAGGGCCGCCCGTGGCACGTGTCGCTGACCGTGTCGTCGGCGGCGAGAGTCAAGGATCTCGTCCGCGTCGTGCCGCCACCGAAGGCTGCCGACGAGCCGGCTCCGACCGAGCCGGTGCCGTTTGACCTGATCGACGCCGGCGACATCGCCAGGACGTTTCAGATTCTGCGGTCGAACTTCTCGGCCCTCGGGGAGACGCTCTACGCCTTGCTCCTGCCGGCGGTCGAGAAGGCCGGGCTCACCAAGGAAGAGTTCCTCGACGGGCTCCGCGGCGAGTCGCTCGAGCACGGAGGGGTAGCGGTCGAGGAGGAGCTGATCGCTTTTTTCCCCCCTCGCCTTCGCGGCGTGGTGACCTCGCTCGCGGCTCGGATGACCGAGTTGGCGGAGGAGGTGACCCGGCAGGCGGAGGCGGCGCTGCGGACACCTGGGCCGTCGTCTGGGAGTGTGCCGGCATCCTCGGCGTCCACCCCGGAGAGTGGACCGTCCGGCAACTGATGGCGGCTCGTGATGCACGCCTTGAATCCGACTGGTGGCACACGGCACAGCAGATGGCGCAATTTTTCAACGCCCACCGGGGGCAAGGGAAGCCGCCGATGGAAGCCGCGAAGTTCAACCCGTTTTCGACGCAGCGACCGACACCGAAGAGAGAGCCGACACAAGCCGATCTTGAAGCCTTGTTCGGACCCGCGGGAGGGTGATTCATGAGTGCATCAGCAGTCCGCGGAGGCCAGGTCTACGTCGAGATCGGTGCGAACCCGTCGAAGCTCATGTCGGCGCTCACGACGATCAACACGAAGATCGCCGACGTGGGGATGACTCTGGAGACGGCCGGGCTCGGGATGGCGGCCATCGGTGCGGCGATCGCCGGGCCGATCATGGCGGTGGGCGGTGCGTTCGTCGAGCGAACCGCCGAGATGGAGCAGATGAATCGGGCTCTCAAGGACATCGGCAACGCCGTCGGCGAGGCGGTGGCTCCGGCGTTCGTGGGGATTGCCAACGTGGTGGCCGGGGCCGCGAAGGCGGTCGCGAACTTCGTTCGGCAGAATCAGCAGCTCATCCGCCTGGCGGTGGCTGTCGGCGGCTACTTCACGGTCTGGGGCACGGCCACGTATGCCCTCGGCTTCGCCATGACGACGCTCTCCCGCACGATCGCGGCGTCCATCGGGCCGGTCAGCGGCTTTCTCGGCATGGTCAAGGGTGCGGCGATCGCTGTCGGGGCGTTTGCCACCAGCGGGCCGGTTCTCGCGGCCGTGGCGGTGTTCGCCGGCATCGCCGCCGGTGCCGCCTACGCAGGCGTCGATCTGCGGAAGCTCGCCGGCACGATCGGCGGGGCGTTCGCAAACCCGATCGCCAACCTCACGGCCGTCTTCGGCGACCTCCTCGACACCGTCAATCTCACCGTCGAGGGCGTGTACCGCGCCATTGCGGCCGGCGATCTCACCGGCGCTGTCGATGTGCTGTGGGCCGGATGGGCCGCTGCATGGGCTCGCGGCGAGCAGGCGATCATGGGCTCGCTCGATCCGTGGATCGAGGCCGTGCAGAACGTGTTTTCGGATCTCGGGATCGGCATGGCGGCCATGTGGGATCAGATGTGGACCGACATGGCGACGAGCGAATGGGGCGGATACATCCTCGGCGCGATGGACAACGTCCTCAACGCCATGATGGCCTACTGGGACAACACGACCGGCCTGATCCAAAAGGGGTGGACCGAGATGTGGCGGCGGATCGGAAGCATCTCCGACGAGGCCGCGGCGAAGGAGTTCGCCCGCATCGACGCCGCGAACGCTGCGAACGCCGCCCAGCGGGGCCGGGAGCGGCCCGGCTTCGCCGGCCGCACCGGGCTCACCGACGAGCAAAAGGCCGCGATGCAGCAGGAGAGCCGCGATCGTCAGAACGCCATGTTCGCGGAGGCGGATCGGCTCCGAAAAGAGCGGGCACAGCGGACGGCGAGCAACGTCGTCGACCGGGCACAGGCCGTGGCCGACGCGAACAAGAATCTCCGCGATCAGGTCAACCGGTTCCCCGTGCCGCAGGCCGTGGCGAATCCGGAGTCGAGCATGAGAGCCACGTCTACGGCGCAGTTCGGGGCGATGAATCTCGGGCAGCTCGGTGCCGGATCGATCCCGGCACAGCAACTCGACACGTTGAAGAAGATCCGTGAAGACCTCAAGGCGGCCGCGATGGCCGGACAGGTGGGCGTCTAATGTCGCTGACATGGATCGAAGACAGCTCGAGCCAATCGGCCACGATCTTCCGGCTCGGCCGAAAAGAGGCGTCGACACGGACCCGCGTGTTCAACGTCATCGGAACGTCGGACGAGAACGTCCTGCACGCTTCGTGCAATTCTGCAATCTCTTCGCTCTACCCTTTTTGGGCGTACCCCGGTCGCCCGGAGGTGAGGCTCCGAGCCGAATCGTATTCGGTGGAGTACCAGGGCGACAACATGTGGAAGGTCACGATTGCCTACGAAAAGATCGGGGCCGACGATCCGACGCAGACGGCACCGCTGAAGCGTTCTCGTTCGTTCGACACAAGCGGCGGCACGAAGCACATTACCAATGCCCTCGACCTGAACAACGGCGACGTTGGGGAGCGTCGGTACGGACCGGCGGGACTCGACGACGCGGCTACTTTCCAGGGCGCAATCAACGTTGACGACAACGGCGTCAACGGCGTCGACATCGTCGTCCCTTCGTTGTCGTGGACGGAGTCCTACGAGGTTCCTTCGAGCTACGTCACGAACGCCTACATCAAGAATCTTTGCAAGCTCACTGGTAGCGTCAACACGGCAGCATTCCGCTCATTCAACCCTGGCGAAGTCCTCTTTACGGGTGCCTCCGGTACGCACGAATGGGACGAGCAGCGTGGCTACAGTCCGTGGTCACTGTCGTTCAAGTTTGTCGCCTCCCCGAATGTCGGGCAGAGCCTCCCAAAGGCGAAGATCGGCGACATCGAAAACATCGAGGCGTACGGTCATGAGGTGGTG